TGGGCTTGTTTACCGACTGCTGTTTCATCGAGATAACCTTCTTCAAGAATATATTTTTCAAGAATCTTATGCATCGCGGTCCCCCGTGCACCACTCTCATCCACAATCCGCGTCGCTTCGGCCTCGCCTTTCGACTCACGCCATCTGGCTAACGCTTCGCGCTTCTCGGCTGATTGTGTTTGGTCCAGGATAGTCGTCACTGATGGCAGCTTCTCTTTATCAAAGACATAGTGACGTTTACCATCTATTTTCTCCCGTTGAGTCTTGGGGTATCTATAACTATTATTTTTTTTCATTTGTTATTATCCATCGTAAAGCTGTAGTGCTAGGATCAAAGCTATCAAATTTTGCGCTGCAGCCTGTTAGCCATAATATAATCAACGCATAAATTACAATGTATCCTATGTCCCTCATTTTATATTCCTTATAACAAAATATATTATTACCAGACCTATCATTAAACAGATCATATTATAAGCAAACATACCCATTCCAAACTCAAACGTCATATAAGTTTTACTCCATCTTTTAATTTAAGATCACCAATAGTTTTAGATTTAAAATCTGTGTTTTCAAAATGCGTAGTGGTAGGTAAGTCTTTATTATACCACACCGGTTCTACTTTATTAAGATTCCAGGCCCAGTAAGATCCATCTCTAAATCTACAAATGTATCCAGGTATCCTATCACCACAACTTCTCTTTAAATAATCGTATTTATGTTTCTCGATCAACGATCCGTCAAAATCTTGCGGGCTATACTTCTCACGATTCTTTAACTCTTTGATATAATTAGAATTAATTACGTCTAAAGAGTAGTACGCCGTAGATACTACACGCAGCGGATCTTTACTAAATACTTTTTCATTTAGTTCGTTAACCATTTCTATTTCTTTTTTTCTCCAACTCATTCCATCGCCATTTTTATTTTATAATCTTCTAAACTTACAACTTTGTCATTCATCAATTTACCTGAGTAATGATCTATGATTTGTTGTATCTTGGGTAACTTGGTATGGGCGTGGGGCCATAGAATACAACACACGTAGAACGCGTCTCTAAAAGTGCAACGCCATTTGTATTGCATTAAAAATTTTGTACCATCTTTACGTAAACCTTTCCTAGGTTTTTTATTAAGTGTACCAACACCTAAAACTTCGTGGAC